CTCGTCGAATTTTAGTGATGTCTAAAGGACGAGTTTCTCCACTTCTTTGAATTACGTTAATCATTTATTTACTCCTACAGATTTTTAAAATTGTGATAGCCTTGTGGAATTTTCTGTAACGTGATCGTCTCACCAAACTTTGCAAGCATTGCGGTTTGGCAAGCTTTCACGTCCTCAGCTTCGCATTTTTCTATCAATTTGTTTTCTATCCATTTGTCTGCCTTGACAATCTCAGGATGCCATTGATAAATCCACTGCTGACACTCTACTGCCTCTACTGCAAATTGCCCCCAATTGGTGCGATTTGGCAAATCGTTAGTCATCCATTCTAATACTTCGTATATCTGATCAAAGCCGTTACCTTCGCTTGCGTCTTTTGGTTGTGTCAGTAATCGCCCGCTAGTAATACTTAGAACTGCTAGTGTTGGGAAATCTTTTTTAGTCATTTATTTACTCCTAATTTTTGATTTTATTTCTTGATTTTCAAGCTTATCTAGAAACTGTAAAACTTTTAAAGCATCATACAAAACAACGTGCTTGCCTCGGTTATTAATACACAGTAGTTCTCCGATAGGCCCGTGACTTACTAGCAATCGAGTTGATTCTGTTTCTAGAGTGATAGTTTTATGCCCGTTAGCAATTCTATCACAGCAAAATTGCTTTAATTCCTTTATTTCCATTTTATTTTAATTAAACACTCCTTTCCATTCGGTTCTTTCCCATTTACCATTTTTTTTAATTATCCAGCTATGAGGTAAAGTTGGACAAAGTTTTGTGTTTGGTTGACGACGAGCTTTTACAGCTTTTTTCCATCTGCGAATAGTAGTTAAGCTAACGTCGTAAATTTCAGCAATCTCTTTGTCAGTGAAAGTCTTACCAGCGTCAATTAATTCAGGGATAATATGTGAGCGTTTTGGGATGATTTGTATTGACATTTATTTATCCTGAGTGTAATTTGTTTTTAGTTGAGATGCCCGTTCAATTTCTCTAGCTAGGTAGCCGATATGAAAAGGTTGAATACTGGGACAATCGGCAATTATTTGACGGATTAGCTTCAAAGGATTCTTACCTTCCCATTTTCCCACAAATTCACCACTAGGAGTTAGCTGGCTGACTGTGATATTATTGCCATCTGTTTCTACTAAGAAGTTACCAGCAGGGTCACTGTAGCCTCGAAACTCTTGACTAATAATTGATTGGTATTGATTAGCAAGTAATTGTTCTACGGTTTCCCAACAGTCATCGTAAATATGAGCTGATTGACTAATAGTAATCAGTGGACCCATTGTTAAATCGTACTCAGACTGACTAGCAATTTCATCTCTGATATGATGCTGTAAAGCCCGTAATCCCATTGCATTAGCCGGCCAAGCGGAAAACATATCATTACTTCTAAAGGTAGCTGTTAAAGACAGTTCATTATCTACTACTCTTACCCAGATATGATTGAGGCAGGGAGATCCGCCGTGATTATGATCTGAGTCACCCCCTTTTCTTTCTCCTCGCACGATTGTATCGAAGTTTGTACGCCAACTATTATGTTCGGCAAGTATTTTAGCGTTGCCACTCCCACTATCCCAGAGGCACATAACTGCACTGGCAGAGTCGATTTCTTTGATTAATTTTGTGATAACTGCTTTAATCTGATCCTGCCCAAACCAAGAGCGTAATCGTTGACCATAGGTATATTTAACCCCTTCTCGATAATCAGCATCACTAAGTATTTGTGGAATATAGTTCTTTAGATATTTTCTATCTAAAGGTAAGTAATTAGGTTCTGGGAAATAAAAGTCTTCTGGTTCGTCGGTGACAATTGCCATTAAGTCGATTAATTCTTGCCATTTACCGTCGTAACCAGTAGGTCTGATAGTGCCAGTAGTTTTGATTCTTTGCAGTATTTTTATCCAAGTTTCAGCAATGGTTTTACCTTCGATCCGATGACCATAGAGCGGCCCAGGTTTTACTTCTGATATGGGTTCATTATAAGGAAAAACCATTGGTTTTGCCCACGGAGTTAGAGAATAGGGAACTAGGTTTTTTATCTCTACTATCCAGTCTATAAAATTTTCTTGACTAGGAACTGGGACTAAACCGACTCCCCAAGACCGTAATTGATGTAAAACTTCTAAAGGAATATCTATATCAATATATCCTTTTACCAAAGAATCAATTACCCAACACACTTTTCCTACATCATTTTCCCCTTTATAAACCCCATTTTCAAAGAAGTCTTTTAAACATTGAACACTACCAGAAATTTTGTCTTCACGGGTTAAATCCATTACGACAAGATCGCGAACGTGAGGATTAGCCAATAAATTACGGACTAAAAAGTTAATTCCCCTTGACGCGCTATAAAGATTACCAATTACGGCATAATCAGAGGGATCGAGTTTTGCGGCTACTGACTTAGCAGGAGTCCATCCTGTACAGATAGCAGTATAGCCACCGCCTAAAATCAGTTGATTGGGCTTGTAGATTGCATTAAACATTGGCTTTTCCTTTTTCTTTAATATTGGGTTGCTTCCAAGTTTCTATTTCTTTCAGAAATAAATCAGATTTAGGTTTCCAGTTTTCTATTTCTTCTAGAAGCAAGTCCAGTTTTGCGTTGATTTCTTCAAGAGTCATAATTGATTTTACCTCTACTTCGTTCAAGAGATTTTATTTCTGCTAATGTTTTTTTTGATTGATTCTTTTTCATTGGCAAGCAATTCTCTTACTTTTTGAAAAAGAATCAATATTCTTTTGTCAATTTCTGTAATAGTCATAAGTCCTTCTTTATTTGAGAATTTTTTACGAAAGGCAAATATTAGGGATGCGATCAGAAACTTTAACAAATATACGAAAGGTCTATCTAAGGAGATACAGGACGAGGTCTAACAAATACATGATATACCAATCCAGCTAGTTGATAAGTTCCAATGTATTGTCCTTTTTCATCTATCCAATAGCCACCAGTATAGTAAGTCAAAATATCAAAAATCCTCTTAGGTTCTTCTGTTTCTACTAATGCCCAAAGTGTAGGAATATTATTCTGCAACTGAACGCATAATATCTCTGCGTTTAAAGGCATTTCAATCTCGCAACAAGGAGTTGAATCTATAGGGTACTTCCAGATGGTTCTCATTGGTTTTTTGGGTTAGTGTATATTGATCTGATAACTGATAACTGGCACTGTAGTATTACTTTGTTTTTTGCCACGGATTATCACTTAATCCCCATTGATGCTTAAGAAAAGCTTTGTACATATTTTCTCTGACCATCATTTGTTCGTAAAGCTTGATCAGGAAATCCTGCGCTTGCTCCTGACTCATTTTTTCTACCTGAATCTGAAAAGAACGAATATTGAACTGCTGTTCTAAAGAAAGTTCGATAGGTTGAGACATGATTACTCCTAAGTTAAAATTCAGACTCTTCTTTTTGAGGACTAAATCTATTGTCAAAGTCTTTCAATGTTTGTTTTAAGCAACAATAAAAGCTGTTAAATTCGTCAGAAGGTTCCCAGTCTTTTCCGTGATGCTTGAGTAGCTTTTTACCATTTCTGGTTCAATGGGAACATAGATGTAATCTTCTAGCGTGAATTTATCTTCTATTGTCTAATTCCTCCCAAAAATTGTCAAAACAAGTGATTTTCATCTCTAATCTTCTGTCAAATAAATCTTGAAAATTAGGATTATCAATTTCTTTTTTTATTCTATCAGAATGTTTGTTAAAAAAAGAAATAATGTTTTCAACGCTGATAGCATTGTTAGCTTCATCTTGATAATATTGTTCTTTTTGAGCATCCGACATTTTATCCCAAATTTGACTTCTTAATTCTATTAAGTCTTTTTTGGTTTTTTCTACAAGGGCAAGTCTAGCTTTAATTCCATCTTCCATTGCCTAACTCCTTCCTAAAATTATCAAAACTAGGTGATTTTTTGCTTTGTCTTTGCTAAAACTTCCCACAGGTCGTTAGTGTGGGCTAGTTCTCTAGCCAGTTTTCTTTGTCTTTCTCTGCAATCTTTTTCCCATGATTTCTGAAATTCATCCCACGCTTTCTCGTCCCATCGTTTTTCGTATATATCATATTCGTATTGACTGTAATCAAAGTCGTTCATTTTTTGCCACATTTCTTGTATTGTTTTTCTGAAATAGTTTTGCCTAATTTTCTTTAATTCCTCCCATACGTCATTAAAATTTGGAATAATTAATTGACTGGTTTTTATCCAATTTTTCCAGTTTGCTTGCGTGTATTTTTTTATCGGATTAACCTCGACAATTTCCTGTATAACATTTTTTAGCAGTTCAAGGCTTTTAATGTCTGGACATTCTTGAATTTCAAAACCACAGTAGTTACAAAAAACTGCATAACTTAATGTGGTTCCCATTTTTACTCCAAGAGATAACGAGGTTTTATGAAGCTTGGATTTGTCCATGATGTACCTCTTTTAGATGATTATCTCTTTTTGATCGCCATTTTTTTCAAGTATTAACCGAGTATCTTTTTCTGCCTGAGATTTAGCGTATAAAGCCATAAACTTTAATCCTTTGCGAATAATTTCAGCCCCCGATAAATTCAACTGCTGAGATATTTCCTCGAGACGTTCTGAGCTTTTCCCACTAAACTCTATTTGAAATTGTTTGATACTCATGTACTTGCTTTTGTAAATTTACTATAAATAAACTATATGGCTTCTTGATTGAATTGTCAAGATAATTTTGATACACTAAGATTAGAAAAATTTATATTAATACAAATGTTCGACAGTGCTATTGGAGTTGCGGGAAAGTTTCTAGAAAATCCCACAATTAAGGCTAATGCTTCTCTATTCTTTTCTGTGGCTACAGGCTCTACCATGACTACCGATGCCGTTGGTAATCCAGTTATGCGAGCATCTTCTATAGAGTCTGTAGTAATTGCTTGTTGGTTGCAACAGTCAAAACCGCCTGTGGCAGAAGTACAAGAAGGTAGTTATCTCGATTGTGAATATTTTGAGGGAAGATTGGTAAAGCCTAAAGATTACCCGTTCCC